CGTAGACAAGGCGGGTGATCTCAAAATCGGTGCGCGCAAGTGCCGTCTCTACAAGAAGGATGAGGTGGTGAAGGTTGCCAAGAAGTATGGTATCAACACTGAGAAGAAGACTGTTCAGCAGCTTTGTGGTTCCATCAAGGCGAAGGCGAAGAACAGCATGAACAACGTGCCTGTCGCCAAGATGTACCCCGAGGCTGCGAAGAAGCGTACGGCTGCGAAGAAGCGTGCGGAAAAGAAGGCTCTTGACAAGAAGATTGCCGCCAACTTTATGAGGAACATGACCGTCAAGATTCCCGCACCCAAACCCAAGCCACGTAGCCCCAGTCCGACCGCCGTTGTGCGTGCCAGGGCTAACGCTAAAGAGGTGCTACAAAACCGTGTAGGTAAGGTATACAAACCTAAAGCTGAACCTCTGGTCATGATTCTCAACCGGTCGTCTCCTCGTGCAGCGATGCGTATTGCTCGGGAACTCCGTCGTCTTCGCTAAGTCTTCTCCAACAAAATGCTCATACGAAGTATTTTAGTAAAATATCATTAAAAATCCTTTTTAAATATCGTGCACTGCGCTATTTAAAAATGATCATCTCTCTTACAGTCCCTCCACCCTTCGAGGCGAAGTTCCTTCTTTTGTGTGTCACATTTTGGTTTGGTGCTCTCGATGGTCCAGATGGTGCGCTTCTTAGATTGCGCGACTTCTTGTACGGTTGGGTGAGTCACTCTCATCAGACCCTTGACGAGCAGCGACCACCGGAGAAGACATTCTTCTTCATTCGATTCGAAACCAATGTCCCATATTTCTTTCGGATCAGGGGATGAGTAGTTGCGAAGTTTCACCCGGGATTCCATACCCGAATACTGTTCAAAGAATCTTTTTGTCGTGGGAGACATCTTAAAAGTGTGCACCCCCGCTGAGTAAGCCGTTGTTGACCTGGTTTTGAGAAAGTGTGCACCCCCCTCTAAAAGTGTGAGTTTTGAGAGATACGTCGTGGCGCACGACTATGGTGTCGTACTCGACGTCGTGTGCACGAATATGTGGTTTTTAGCACGTTTTCTGTACGCTTTCCCCAGGGGTGTACAGCTCGGTGCAAGGTACAAATGACTTAAACGCAAAAGACAAAACAGAAATATGTTGCGTAAAATTTTTGACATTCTTACTAAAGTTGAAAAGCCTTTACTAGGTCGTTGGAATCTCAAATCATGTGATGAAATTTCAACCTCTATTAACTCCGTATACCAAAATAGAGATCACTGTGGAGATACTATATGCAAAACCCCCAAAAAAGCTTTAGAATATGAGATAAAGGATAAGTGCAATAAATAATCATGTATGAAGTATACACTGACGGAAGCTGTCTAGGGAATCCGGGACGTGGTGGATGGGGTGCCATATCCAAAGATTTCAAATTGTGTGGGGCTCAACCCAACACGACCAATAATGTAATGGAGATGACCGCTATCATCAAAGCTCTTGAACAGTGTTTGTGGATGGAGAAGAAACACGTATGCATAATTACTGATAGCAATTATGTGAAAAATGGAATAACGGGGTGGATACACAATTGGAAAAGGAATGGGTGGAAGACAGCCAACGGTACAGATGTGAAAAATAAGGAGTTGTGGGTGAAGATGGATAATTTGAGACAGGAACTCACCATGATTGAGTGGAGGTGGGTGAAAGCCCATAACGGAAATCCTCAGAATGAGGCTGTCGATAAATTAGCCAGGGAGTGTGCGAAAAATTTATCGCAGTAAGATAGGTCCCATGAGTGTTCAAAAACAAGACGATCACTGTGAATGGTGTGAAAGACAAGAAAAGTTACTTATAAAATGGGCAGAGAAGGCAGCTGGCTATCGGTGGCTACATAATCACGCGCGCCTATTTTATAAGAAACAGAATGACTGGCTGGCATACCCATCAATCATTATAGCCTCGATAACAGGTGTCGGTGGATTCGCTGTTCTTAATCCTAGTGGAAACGAAGGCGCTTCGCCGAATACGAGAGATAACATTATGATCATTCAGTATTTCTTTGCATTTTTGAATGTCCTTGGTGGTATCCTCAGTTCCATAAGTAAGTTTAGTCAAAGTCTTCCTCTTTCCGAGGCACATTCAGCTATGTGTGTCCAATGGTCTAAATTTTACAGGAGTATTGATATGGAGTTGTCTTTGGATGTTAAACATCGTGGTGATGTTGTAGAGTTTATCATGAAGTCACGTGAAGAATATGACAAATTACTTGACGACGCACCCGATATACCAGCTATATCGATTCAGGCATTTCTGATTCAATTTCCGGATAAAGAGAATAAACCTGACGTGTGTAATGGATTGAGTATCGTTGTCAGTGATGATGCAGCATCTTTATCAGGATCCAAACTTGCTGTTTCCAGATGGTTGGGTGCTTTCCAAAATATCACTTCGAATAGAAGAAGGAGTAGAGATATAGAAGTCGACGAATTACAGAGGGTCGACTCAGTATAAATTTTCTCAGTATATCATAAATGTCTATGAAAATTGTCGCATTCTTAGTCACGACAATCATATACGGTGTCATCTACATGATACTTGACAAAACTAACAAAAATGCGTTTGGATTTTCCAGTTGGATAGACCCTTTTTACTTCAGTTTTACAACGATGAGCACAGTTGGCTATGGTGATTACGGTCCTGGGACCGATTTGGCGAAGATGGCTGTGATGTCTCATCAGTTTATTCTGATCGCTGAAATATTGTCCTTGTTTTTTGACAAACCCGTGAAGCCGAAGGTTCCTATGATTCCTCAGATGACGATGCCAAGGAAGATGGTTTAGTCAGGTAGAATGAGTCTCCAATTTGTTCGTATATACCATCTAGCACACCCAAGTGCAAACCTCTGTTAATGGCCGGGATGCAATCATAGTAGTATTTTTTTGACAGGAAGTGTTGGATATATTCACGTGTCGGATTTTCGTTGTTCTGAACCGCGTGCTTACAAGCCTTTTCAATCAGTTCCCATGGGGGTCTTACAGTTGTAGTCGTGCGAGCCATGTCTATGTCACGTACCAAATCTTTAATGTGGCTTAAAGTTTACACTTGTAAGTTTTACGTGGGTGAGTCCCACCGTTATACAATGGGTTAGTAACATAACCGAGTTGCACCGTTCTTATAGCTCAGTTGGTTAGAGCGTGGTGCTTATAACGCCAAGGTCACGGGTTCAAGCCCCGTTAGGAACAGCTTTTAGAATGATTGTCCTCATTGTAAAAGTTGTATTACAAAATATATGGATTTTGCTAGAAAGTTTGTGATGGTTTAATACCCCCACTTAACGTCTTGTACGGTAGCGTTTTTGTATTGTCTTGAAATAAAATTTTCTTGTCCATGATCCCTATGTCCTATTGTGCTCTTGTGAGACCTATCTATTCGCATATAGTTCCTTAGATCCTTGTAGAAGACCCTGGCACCTTCAGCGATAAGGTCTTCATGCTTCATATCCACGTGGTTATCCATGGGGTAAAAATATTTGACGTATTTCTTCATGTTGGGGACGTGAACTAAGTAACACTTTGTGCTTGATATCCATTTCACCTGTTCTATTTCAGTTTCTTCGTTGTGGTAAGGAAGTCTCGACAGACAGTGGAAGAAGCACATCTCGAAATCGTCACCCTTTTTGTCGATGACATCTTGAATTTGTGTATAGAGTTCATTTGATTTCACAATTACGTTATCTTCAAAGATGACTGCGTACTTCAAACCCTGATCAAAACACCTGTCGTAAAATTCCATGTGCCCCATGAAACAACCGATAGCACCCATGTTGAAATACGTAATGTCAGGTCTCTGAACTTCTGTGTTGTAATGCATCTCCACAGCTTTTTTGAAATACCTTGGGTCGATCTTGTCTTCGTATTCTCTCGCTGTCTCAACATCTCTAGTGTCCGGACCATATATGACTTCAATCGGTATATTGGAATCATGGTTCTTAAAAAATCGTTCCTGTCTCAACTTTTCTTTTTTCATCGTCAAGAGGAAGCACTTATATTGATATTTTGGGTTCATCCCAGCCAAGATGTACAAACTGACGATAATCAAAATTATGAACGATATCATACCTACTTAAACAATACATTTTAAATTAACCCATGGACGAAATAATCAATCCGATAGGTTTGGTGAGTTCTATTCTCATCACGATCATGTTTGTTCCCCAAGTTGTGCATGTCCACAAGACCAAAGATACACACGCCATCAATTATACGTTTTTGTGTATAAACCTTCTCGCAAGTGTGATGGGTCTTGTGTACTCCATATACTTTTCAGTCATCCCGATGATCGTGGCCAACACGTCCGCTGGTCTGTTTTCCATATCTCTGATAGGTATGAAATACATTAACGAGCTTAAAGGGGAGACTCGAGATATTGACAGAGAAGTCCCTGCTCCTATAGTGTAGTTGGTTAACACTGTGGACTTTGAATCCACCACCCCAAGTTCAAGTCTTGGTGGGAGCTCTCTCCCCCTCTTAGCTCAGTTGGTAGAGCAGTGGACTGTAGTTCCATTTGTCATTCGTTCGATTCGGATAGAGGGGACCCTTCTCCCATAGCTCAGTTGGTTAGAGCGTGCGACTGTTAATCGCGAGGTCATCGGTTCGAACCCGGTTGGGAGAGTTTTTTAGATGGTGTTTTCCACCATGTAAAAAATTATGTTTGTGTGTAGTATGAGTCAGGGGATACTTGTAGTTATACTTATCTGTTTAATCCTTGTCTTGATTATGTTACTTGGGAGTGTTGGTGCTACCGCTATATCTGTGAATACCCCTCTCGTGTCTACCGCTATAGATGTGAATACCCCTCTCGAGTCTATTAGGATTGGTGAGAGGCTTCCAGGACCTATGGCCTTGTCTGACCATTATCCAGAGCCGACTGGGGTCATTGACGATGGGGTAGGTGTGGTGGCCATTAGTGATCTCCCCGCGGCTGCACAAGAGTCTGCACAATTGGACTGGGTCAAAGATGGTGGGAAAACAATCGTCGATTTAGGAGCAACTTGTGGTGAAATCAAGGTGTTTGACCCAACAAAATTGTATCCCGGTAAGTCTTCAGACCAGTACGCAAATTATTGTAATTCGATGCATTCAAATAGAGAATGCCAAGATAGAACATGTAGTGTTCCTTTAATTATGTATGCGTGTAGAGATGGGTGCACGGATGGTTTACAGGCTTCACAACGTAGAGCACAGATAGGTAAGGGTGCCGAGAGAATCACGTACCAGGAGTATAGGGCTTGGAAGGATGGCACGCCATACCCAGGTTCGGGTGAATCTACATGGGAAAAACACTGTGCATGGAAAGATTTATTGGGATTCGAAGGTTTGGACGCTGGTGTGGAACCCTGTACACAGAACTATAACACACACGAAGCTTTTTAAATCAATTAAAACTACTGAACTTAACAAAAGTAATGTCAACTGTTGTTAAGTTTCTGTTTGCCCCCCTTGTATCTAGAAACCGTAGATATGGTAGACCTCGCTCATCACTTCTCGACCACCCCCCTCCCCCAGTTGACGTCAACAGTGAATGGAATTTTGGTCCATACTCTTGGAAAGTTACAGTCGAAGCATTTGACAAAGATGGAAAAGTTGACCGGGTGTTCATTGGATATAGTCAGAATATGAATATCGCAGACAGGACTGAAGCTGCTTGTGATAGACATAAGAGTAAGGACACCAAATGTGGTGAACCTCAGATGGCTATGAAGGGTGGTGAATGTGATGAAGTGATCTTCATGAAAAAAAGAGGGGTCGACAGATTAATTCCTGTGTTCTAAATTTACATTTTGCAGCACCTATATCCCCACCTCACATAATCTTTCGGGGCGTCTAGACCTTCACTGACTTCGAAGTCTAGACGTGTCAGAACCTCTGTCGGGTGACACTTTACTCTTCCCAGTCCTTTCACTGGATCCACTGTGGGGTTTAGAAGATTTTTTAGTTTTGCGGGTGCTTGCACCTCTCCACTTGTTTTACTGAAAAAGTTATGCGCCATGGAATGACGCAATTCTCTCGGTCCTTCACCTTGTGAAGCCAAAAATGGCACCCATTCCGTGTATTTCATATCCTTGCACGGACCAAATACCGCCCGTTTCAAACATTTATACTTAAAGTCCATATATTTCGGATCAAGGTAGTAATCGGTGGTCATGGGGGAGTCTGATAACGAGTTAATAGCGAAATTTTTTTCTATGATCGCGTCGTCCCATATGGGTTCTATCATGGATATCGGGAATTCTTTCGCAGCACCTTCTTCACCGAACTCTGAGGCTCCTATAGCTTTGTAATCACAATCCATAATTTTATTTTGATTTCCATCTGGTTTCACCCCGTCCCTTTCGAGTGTTTGCTCAGATGATATTGAGTTGTCGGTTTCCCCACTCGCGACTACTCGCTCATCCAAGTTCCAACCCCACCCTTCGGAACCTGTTAGACATTTGTACAACTGTTTGTAATTGTCGTGATACGATATAAACTGATGCTTATAGTTTAATGTTGTCCCAGTTACCTCGTCAGTCTTCGGTTTTATGACTTCACGAGTTTTCGACTTTTTATCACTTCTTATCTGGAATGAATTCAATGCGTCATTTCCACAGTCAATTTTTAGAGAGTCTTTGTCGAATAGTTGTGTCCACACTTCCTTTCCTTGATTTTGCCATTTGATGCTAGTGGGTGACTCGTTTATGTTATCCAGGGCATTGTACGTCCCACCTCCAATATCCTTTATACTGTAACTTTGAGGTCCAGAGTTTGGTAAAACGTCAGACCTATACTCCCACAATATTGCAGATTCTGTTGGACGCCGCCTGTAGTAAGCAGCTGTCGGGAAGTATGGCAGTGGTCCAAAGCCTTCTGTAGATTCTTTACGGGTTTTGAAGCTATAGCTCCGTGGGTCGTCATAGGCTTCTAGTTCTTCTTCTAGCTCGTCTTCAAGTTCCTTCATATAGGCGTCTATCTGTTCCTGCTCCAGTGCTTCAGTCTTTTCTTTCGACCCCGCGAGATACAATCCCACACCAGCTGTTCCTGTGAATGAAAGTATCAACAGGGAGGATACACAACAAATCAAAACAACATTCAGGAGTGCTCCCATTTATATATATAAAGAAATTATTCATCTGATTCAATTATAATTGGCGGTGCTTCGAGTATCTCGAGTTCAAGTTTACCTTCTTGGACCTGTGAAGGTTTTACATAGGCGACGCGACATTCTTTTGCACGAAGCACGAGGTTTCCTGACTGTTGAGGTACGGCAATCGGTTTACATAAAAGTGCGAACATCTTAAACTTCCTCGATCGCACCGACGTAGTATATACTCCGATTAATTTTTCGTAAAAGATTCTTATTTTCTAGATAAGCCACTCTCGGTCCACGGACAAAGACACCTTCACGATCTATGTGAATGCATATATATTGTGTGCTGTTATCACGACAATACGTCGATCTACTTATAGTTTGTTCATCCGTATCTACGAGGCAATCTATGACAACATCCAACGGGCCCATGTGCTCCACGATAGATTCGAACACTTCTTTAGATTGTTCAACAGACATTGGTAAAAATGTCATCATCACACGGGGTTTTTCCATCTTTGAAATCATACGTTTCCCATCTGGGTAGTTTTGTGAGATGTGGAGCCGATGATGATCCCGAAGTCTCCACGCGAGCTTGGTCCCAACAGCTTGTAGAGAGCTTGGTGTGACGATCCCCAGAGACATACTTTTATTTGGGTCACAGGGTTTAAGTCATTTTATCCCACCCTTTTATGCTGATTTCACTCTCTTCACACCATGGGTATATCTCGTCACCTACAAAGTTTAGAGCTCTTGTGCCTGCCCCGATGCACCGGTCACAGATATCCCTATTGTCGTCGATGATGAGACCGATGTTGAGTGCGCGACAGATGTCAGACTTCTGGACTTCGTGGGGTGTGTAGCTGTTGGTGAGGATAACGTCGTCGAATATACCGGGGAAGTATTGTTCAATCCAGAGTTCAGTTTCTTCTCTCACGGTGTCTTGACGTCCTGTCACGATATACATCTTTTTCGAGTTCTTTTTTAAATTGAACATAGCTCTCTGTGAGCCACGTATCGGTGTGAGTTCCATGAAGGCTTTAGATCTGTAAAATTCCTGAACCATCTTTTGTGATGTTTTCTCATCAATGTCAAAAATCTGTCTATACACGTAATTATACCTTGGTTTGTGTATAGTTTTCATATGATATTTTGCCATAGGAAATAGAAAATTTACCAAGACTTCATCGATATCAATCGCGACCCTGTTCATTTAATTATATAAATATTATTCATAATCTCTAACTACCACACCAACGGGAAAACGTGGGACACCTAGAGCGGTAAGGTTTTGGAAGCGCACGGTGAGCATCTTTCCCATAAACTTCTCACGATTCCTGTAATCCTCTTCTCTCTGAGCGATGGTGCCCTCTGGGCGAGCGGTAAACTGCTGACCGTCCCCGGTTTTACAGACCCATACAACGGCGTTAGCATCCCTGCCATGACCCGTCTTGGCACCAACAATTTCATATTCCTCTGTCTGAAAGTCTTTGTATTTGAGGAGGTAATTGCTTCGTTGTCCCACTTCATAAACACTTTGCATGTCTCGAATCATTGTGCCTTCATGACCCTCATCGACATGTTGCTTATGAATGGAGGGGACATCTGTTCGTAACATGACGAGCGTGGTCTTCACATACTCGTAATGGGAGTTCTTGAGGGACTTGACCTTTTTCCAGCGTTCCTCAAAAGTCATGTCAAGCTTGTTGAGGTCGAAGTAGTCGAAAACATGAAACTTCAGCTTCAAGGGATCCGTCTTGAAAGTGCTCGTGAGTTCCTCGAAGTTGAGGTTGGGGTCAAACGCTTCACCATCGACATATTGACCCTCCTTGAGTCCCTTACCAAGAATTTCAGTTCCGGGAACAATCTTACCAGTCCTCGAAATACCCCCATCCTTGGAGACAAGTAGACGGACACCATCAAGTTTGGGTTGAACGTAGAAGGGTTCACTGATATACTTCTTACGGTCTTCCCATTTGTTCGCCAGCATAGGCAACACCTGGTTACACTTGATGTGCTCATTGTTCCACATGGTTTGGGCTCGCATGACAGCCCTATCGTAACCAGTTTTGACATTGGTTCGTGACTCCAAAAACTTATCACTCCCTACAATGCCAGAGATTTTCACGATGTCCGCGGTTCCATCCTTCAAGTCCTCAACTTTGATGTCAATGTAACGATCGTGACCATGCTTATCTTGTTTGATAAGACGTTCCATTATACATGTAATTAATTTCTTGACTTTAATTAGATGTCGGATTTGCCGGTTGTAAATTACGGTAGAATGGAGAGACTTAAGCCTCCAGAGAGTAAAACTTTTCCGATGAATGTAAACACCTTTTGTGTAGTTTTCATCGTCATATGTATCCTATGTTTATATAAGCGTGCTTCGAATATTAGTCAGGAAAGAAGGAAATTTAAGATGTTGTATTAAAATTATTCTACTTCGTCTACGATCTTATACTTCAGACAGTCAGCTGGGGAGAGATAGATGTCTTTCCTCATCAATTTCCTGAATTTACGCTCGGGAATTTCCGTCTTGGATAGATACATCTTCTTCAACATCTTCATAAACTTGGTGCTCGATTTGAGCTCGTGTTTAAGTTCTTGAAAGTTACCCCACATTTCTGTGGAAATCTGGTGAATGAGAACATACGCGTTCCTCCCCATACGTCTCTGAGAACCTCCGAGTAACATGAACGTGGCAGCACTACAACAAGACCCCTGGGCGATGGTAATAACCTTAACACGAGAAGATTCCAATACGTTCATCATCGTCATGCCTGCGAAAATACATCCACCCTCGCTCATGATATGAACCCTTATGATTGGTTCGTAGCCAACGAGTTCAGCCTTTCTTTTAAGAAGTTCAATCTCCAACTTCTTAAATTTTTCAACGAAGTCAAGAGCGTTTTCACGATCAACATCGGCGTAGAAGAGGATTTCATTTCCGATAACCTTGACACACTCAGAGACTTCTTCGGCTTCATCTTCCTTCGTAGACATTCTTCAAGGCCTTCTTTACTTTTGTAACGTCCCTTGACTTTAAATTGTTTCCAACCGCGAGATGGTTGATCACGTCAAAGTCTTGAGGTGTGATTTTATAATCTACGAGTTGACTTAGGTTCCCCTTTTCCGCATAATTCTTCAAAAGACACAACTCTTCCACACCGAGTCCTAATCTTGACTTTTTCTTTATCTCTTCGAATTTTTGCTTTCTCATCTTGTAGTTCCCCAATTTGGTCCAACAACTCCCTGGACGAATCTTGTCCCTGTCGAGGGGCTCACCGAGGGAGTGTTTGGGTATGGTCAACGCGTGCAAGACGAAGTAAGGCATGAGATTCCATGCTCCACGAGAATAAATATGGGTGTCATAGAAATCTGCATCTGAAAAGGATGTCGTTATTCTCTCAATGTCGACACCCACTGAGCTAAGATAGTTTTCTTGGAAAATATCCCAAACGTGACCATGTTCTGAAATGCTATCATGAATTTGTATGGGATTTGGGTCACATAACACATCCGCGATAAATTCTTTTGGTGTCTTAAAACTATCCATAAGATCATAACCCTCCGCGTATGAAAAGAAATTTCTGATATTACCGTTACAGTTGGCGGCAGAAGCTTCAATCTGTGGAGTGATCTCATCAACCAAAGTAAGTAGAACTTCAGGTTTGTGTTTTGGAATGAATACAGTTTCAAAATTTGGATACATACACATACTTGTCGTGGTAATCAACAAAGATCCACGTGAGATTCTATCACCATCCGAAACACTCTCGACGACCGATTTGAAAACAGGGTCGTAGTCGTCTATGTAAACGTGTTTCGTTGATGGTCGTATGAAAGGTAGGAATAAGGACTTCGACTTCATGTGTTCGGTGAGAAGCTCCACCGAATTTAGACCCTCCAAAGCTTCTTTCAATATGAATGATTTACCCACACCGATCGCACCACAAATGAATACATTCTTCCCCTCCTTGATGTACTTCCGCACCAACTCAATTTTCTTTGAGTGTATCGTGTGGACCTTTTCAATTTTTTTTTGTGGGACAACTTTAATGAAAGAATCCATCGATGATCTTACTAATCAAGCCATAGATTTAGTGCTTGAGAATGACGCACTACATAAGCGTATCGTAGAACCTTTAAAAAGGAAAATTCTACCATATGTGGCATGCACGATTGTTACCAATCTTGTCATGTTTATTCTTCTCATTTACCTTGCTCAACGTCTTTCGGTTCTCCATCGTCAGATTTAGTCTCTTCAAACTCTTCCTCAACTTCTTCTTCTTCTTCCTCCTCTTCTTCATCGTCAGAAGGTGCTAACATCTTACCAAACTTTTCAAATGGGGTGTTAACCGTGATTGCTCGAATGGGTTCGACTGTTTTTGGTGGTTTCAAGAAAGGAATTGGTCTGACCACGAGTATTTCAGGTTTGGTAAACTTACCTTCGTATGGGTAATCATTTTCAAATGCGACGAGGATGTGTTTCGGTATGGGTGGCGATTGTTCGAGAAGACTATCATACATTGTCTTACATTCCTCGACGAATTTCAAGCCCTCCTTCTTACGTTCCTCTCGTGGAAGCGCCAACTGTAAACGAATGTTTCGGGACAAGTTACCGTGACCCAAAGCGGCAGTCCTATGATTCTCCATGAGTTCGTTGATTTTCAAGAACTGCATGATCGTGGCGATCAGTCCAGCCACGAGATTCATACCACCTATGATGGCTGGGGCTGTGCTTCGTATACTTGGAGGAAGGGTGCTTTGAGCAAAGTTCGCGGTTCCGGTGATGGTCGATAAAACAATCACAGGTAAATTGAACCGTAGACTCATTCTCTTGAACATGAGGAATGCCTTATGGTGCATATACCTATAACACGCGGACTGCTCACCCCATTGCCGCAGTATATCTTCGTGATATTCGTTCCACATTTCATCCATATTAATTTCTGAGCTCATCTTATAATAGATGAACATAATATTCGCGATTCACTTCGTATTTCTCGTCTGGATATTGGTGACTCCTTTCCTCAATGATAGGAGAAACTTGGAGTTTTACTCCATGGTCATACCTTTCATCTTCTACCACTGGAGTGTAAATGATGATACTTGTGCCTTGACCCAGGCTGAGATGGCCATCACTGGTAAACACAAAGACGAAACCTTCATGGGACGTGTGGTCGGACCCATCTATAAGATGGAAGAGAATGACGTTAACAAAATGACAAAGACGATGTTTTTCGCACTTTGGGCACTGGTGCAGTACAGACTCGGACACTTCAACTTGTTTGTCGAAGACCTAAGTAAGATTCTCAAAGGTAAAAAGATCACCTAAGATGGACGAAGAACTTTCCCAACTATTTCGTCAGAGAAGTGATCTGTATTTCATGTATATGAACATGACACAGGTATATGAATACTTGTCTGAATGCATACAGAGTAACAACTGTGAATTCAGAGAAGAATTGTTGCAGAGGATTCAAGGGGAATACGATCTCATGAGAGAGGAATACGACCACAAGATTTGTTCAGTCACACAAGAACTGGACTCACTTCTTGGAGTTCCTGACCATCTCCTGCACTCGTAGAAGGTTTCTTTTGATGGCCTGAATGTGTTTGTCCACCTTGATGAGGTTTAATAACTGTCTGTTGGGTAACATGGGTTTACTCCTGTTACGGGTTAGGGTTTTCTTCAGTTTACTTTTGGCATTTCGAACTTGTTGAGAAGTTGGCATTGTACTATATACGGTGAAAAAAAGAAGAAAAAAAAGGTGCAAATCAAACTCCCTGAGAGAAAAATCGAGAGAAATTCAGAAAAATCAAACTCCCTTAGAGAAAAATCGACTAACCCATATTTCAATTTTTAGAGAAATTCAAAAAAATCAAACTAAGCAGTTCATTCGTCAATCAATTTCGGGAGCCAATCAGGAAACGTAAATCATGGAATGGGTCTCATGAAAAAATAAAAAACCACAAACATACGAAATTTCGGATCGTAGTACCGGATCGTATGGAAAACAAAAAACGCTCGTAACTTTTTGATGCTTTCGAATTTGGAGCTGTGGATAGTGGCAATCGACAGAGGGCGTACAGAGCTGGTTTGATTTTGACGAATTTTCACGTCTTCGACGAAAATCTACATTTCCAAGCTCATGGTACCCATTCTAAACGTACATAAAGCTTGAGAGTGCCAAATTACAAATGATACGAGCGAAGTTCTTAGGACTCGTTACCGTATTGGTAAGTTTAATATGTTCAGAAACGATATACGAACAATATACAAACTATCGATACAGAATTATTTTGATCTATTACACGAACAAAGAAAGAATAGCCATACGAATGGCAGAACACGAATTCATGATGAACGTATTACGATCAAAATGTGAAATTCGAGATGCAATCCTGAAATGCATACGAGCACCATTTTCAATCACGGGAGCTATAGGGGGAATAGTTGAAAAGGGTGCTACGACTGTAGAACACGTCTCGGTCGATACGTTTACGATTGTAGAAATCCTAGTTCGATCAGTCAGTATAATTTTACAGACTGTTGGACCATACATATTCGCATTGATAGTAGTGATTGCATGCATGCGACGAATCAAATCTTAGGAACATATTTGAACCTGTCAAAAAAGTGTGTCGAGCACTTGAAATTGTCATAAATGATCATACACAAGGCATCGGCAATATCATGCTTTCTCTCGTAAGGGATTTCAAAATTTGTATACCTCTCTGCAATCGAAGTTGTTCTCTCCTTTCTTTCTTCGTAATTCAGGTGTCTCATACCGAAATGAGTGTGCACACTAATGGGATGAACGAGTGTAACTTTATCACGGAACATGTAATTCAACAGTATTTCTATATTCGTAAATCCACCTGGTGGTTGTCTTTCAATCAGTATTTTATCAGCTGAATCGAAAATAGCCTGATGATCTTCTACGAATAAAGGAACCAAATCGACGATGTCGTTTGATCTCAAGTACTTATAGTCTTCAAGACTAACTTTTTTTATGTACTCAACTTTTATCGACGGACCAGTCAGGGATTCGGCAAGAACGAGTCCCATGTTATGATACCCAATGTCGATTGCCAAAACGATCATCTGTTAAAGAAACATGACAACCCTTTAATTTAAATCTTTTAGTACTATAAATGAAGAACAAGACAAAGACACAGATCATGTGGGTGATACTATTTGCTTTGACTGTTGCTGTGGCATACATGTGGCACAATCCTAAGGTTGTTAAGATTAACATGCCCATACAAAGACCACTTCCCATGCTTCCTCGTCCTCCAGTGCTTATGCCTACACGAGAACCAGAATTCCGCAGTCCACCACTGAAGCAATACAAACCTGGTCACACACAGCAGATGGGCATTCTTACTAATGAGACTGGCGAAACATTACCGTTATATGGTAAAGAAGTCCACGGAAGAAGGGATAGGTATCATTACTATACTACGACTGGGGGTGATAATCTATATTCTATACCGTTATCTCACAATTCGAGGGACTGTATGGATGACATTGGTTGCCAGGAACTTTATGGAAATGAAGCAGTTTCAATAACTGGTAAAACTGATCCATTCACGGTAAATCTTTATAGAACTGACAACTTTTTTTAGTCTTCTTTTTCAGCCTCTCCTTCGGGTTCCGGTTGTTCCCCAACACGTCTTTGAACATCCTTGGCTATACGAGACGAGCTCGTGCTGCAAGAAGAAAGGAAGCAACAACAAGCTGCCATCATCGGGGGTGTCTTGAAAGGCATTCTGATAATCATATACATGCATATGATCAGGCAAACGACAGTCACGACGTAGCCACCCAGTTCCTTGTCGTTAAGGGGTCCTTCAGAGGTTGGGAGAAGATTAGAGGCGGGTAGCATAGCTGACACACTGCCACACATCGTCGTCAAGGCGGTGATAGGTAAGCTTAAAAAGTCCATATACTTATAAGTGATATTTTATAATGTCGTACTCCCTTCCCTGAGATCCTGACGTTCTACACAACTTCGACTTCCTGTTAATAAGGTCCCTGATTGTTTTATCATCAAGGTTTTTCATGAAGTCGATTTTGCTCTCCATATCGTCAAGTTGAGTGGTCTCTTTCCGTGATTGAACGTATGGCCAAGTATGTTTCCTGAGCGCACTTACTTCATTTTCCAGGTTTCGAATCCGTGGGAGAAGAACCTTATGTATCAATACCCTTAGTTCGATGACATCGTTCATCTTAATGTTCTTGTCTTTTTAATCTTTATACATTTTAAGATGTCTCTCTCCCAAATCAAGAAAGGCTTTGTTAAGAAGTTGATTTCTGGATTACATGATTTAATGGACATTTCTCAACTCGCCAATCGTATAGGGATCTCACCTAGAAACGATACGGAACACTTTATAAAAAAACACTTTTTAGTCCAAAATGATGATGGGTCGTTTAATGTAAACAAAGTAAAATTTCGTATGGGTCTAAGTTCACTTGATTTTGATGACTTAGTGATCATATTACTACATCTAGATAGTTTAGGTATCACTATTAAAAAGGTTTATGAACAATCAGAGGTCGACGTTCTATGTCTAAATGGTGAAGAAATGAACTATATTCATCTCATTAATGATGGAGATATCGATACGTTCAAGGATTTTATTCTGTATTGATACTATATGCAGTACCGTGATTTGAGAAACAAAGCCAAGAAATTGGGTTTACGTGTCACAAAAAACGTAGATGGTAAACGTGTCAAACTCACAGCGAGAGAACTTCGTGCGAAAATTACTATGAACTTTGAGAACAGTGTGAAGAATGCCCAGAAGGTTATCAAAATTTGCAAGACTGTTTTGATTTCACCACCTAACGGACCTGTTGCTCGTCCTCGTCCACCTCCACCTCCACCTCCACCTCCACCCCGACCCTGTATGAGACCACCCGTAAGCAACGCAAGAGCCAGACTCATGACGGAACTCAGGGCTGTTCAGATGAAAAAAGGTCTCCGAAATAAAATGTGAAGTACTATAAATGGCAACTATTCTTCTACTGTGTTGCTGTTGTATGATGTCTTCATCTTCAGCGAGCGGGGCCTTTGCCGCTGGTCTCATACCGGGGACTGGTCCTCACTTCGTCAAGAGCTATGAATTGAAAAAAATAAAGAATTTCATTCAATTGTCCAATGAACTGAGATTGTTGAGTTTGGATTTACCCGGTGGTTCAGGGTTAGTGAGTGAGGATCTGACTGTGAAGAACAAGATGATCGAAATATTCACAAAAATTCAGGAAAAGTCACCAGAGCTCTGCGAACTATACGACGAAGTCACATCACAGGAATTTGTCGATAAGATCAAGGAAAGTGGAAATTACTACAAGGAAGCGGGTCGCGATAGTATTTGGACTTTAGGGGGTAAGAAAGACTGGAGGGACTACAGCAAAGAATACATAGAGCCAACAGAGGAGATGAAAGAACTTTACAAGGAAGTTGATCTAGTCAAGGCTGAGCAATGTTCACGTCGAGATGATGATGGATATTGTTTACCTTTTGATGATTATGATGATGCTAGACGAGACATGAAAGATACTTGTGAAGATCTCAAAGAAATGCTCGAGTTGAGTCCAACTGAACTCGTCGAACAAATCTTAAACGAAGTGGCCACCCCTGATGAACCTGCAGCTAGCGAGTAAACACTAGACCAAACTTCTTAGACATGAACTTTTCAACTTCTCGGAAAGATGGAAAACTCCAGAGATACCAACGTGACCAGAAACCAGCACTGTTGATACCACTCATTTTCCAATTCTCCGTGTCACTGAGAGTGACCCCCAACATCCTGTTTTGAATCTTTTTGGGATCTTTCTCTGCTATCGTGCTTTTAGGAATCTGTCCCCCGTGTCGAAGCACGTAGGAACGCATACGTGAAGGATTCTTGTGTTTGGTGTAGTCGGAATACCCACGTGCACCAAAGTCAACAGTCCTGCCGTCTTCTAACGTGGCCCTAAATTTCTTTATAGGATTAGGGCTACGAGTAATTTTGACGCGCATACTTATAATACGCTTTTAAAAAAATTTACATCTTGCAAGATTTGCAGCCATACTTCTCCTTCTTGGGAAGGAGGAAGAGGTGCTCATCACCACGCTTAACACGGTAGAGGTGATCGTACATGTGGAGGAGGGCAATAGCAATAGCGAGGCTGGAAACCACGACACCCTTCATCTTGCGAGCGGTCCACGCGTAGCCAACAATAATGGCAACGATGACCATCTGAACGATAGTCAGCTTGGGGATAGAGGGAGTCTGGAAACGAACCTTCACATCCTTGACCTCCTTGGTGGGCTCGGGCTCTAGTGGTTCGGTATAACCGGGCATTTTATTATCTACTGAGAAAATAATGTGGAGTCTCCTGTTGGTGCCAACTTTGATGGTCGTCTACGACTTTTTCAAATTTCCCATAGACACCCTATACTTTCAAAATCCCATGAGACCTCTCTGTGGAATTAGAAATACATTCAGGGATTTGATCCACTTCAACTCGGAGTGTTCAGTTAAGAACTATCCCGGTCTCATGTTGATAAAGTTTCATTTTCACAAGATCAAAGTGGAGTTTGAAGCTGTCCACCCCACATTGAAGAAGAGATACTACCATGATGTTAGTCCTTGGTTTGAGAAGAATGAAAATTACTATTTTTACAAAATTAAAGACTTTCCCATGTTGAGTAGCCTTGTAAAGCAGATTCCATGTATAGATACCCAAGTTGCCGCATTCGCTGTGAGTGAGGGACCCATGATATTGCACCCGCATCGAGCCGAATCTAATCGCCTCCTTAGATATCACATCACCATACATGGTGGTGGTGAGTGCACCCTTTACACTGAGAGTGGTTCACACCAACATGCAGAGGGTGAGGAATTCATTTTTGATCACTCGAGGTATCACGAACTCGTAAAGACCGGTGAAGGAAAGAGGGTCGTCCTGATTTTGGACGTCAACAGGTGAGATGTTTGCGACACACCGCTATGTACATATCACTTCCACCTATGAGTTCGAGGGTTTTATCTTCCACTGTGCGTTTCGTGAATGGACCTGGAGTCCCGTCGTTGCAGCGCATGCACAGAGCTGAAAGTTTGGTTACGTCACACGCCATGGGTATACAATCAACGAGTTCTCCAAACTTACTTTGAAATGAATCAGCGTCTAAACCGGCCAATAACACAGATTTGTTAACTGACAGACAGCATTCTACAAACTTCTTCAACTGTGTGAAAAACTGGGCTTCATCGATGGCTACGATGTCAGCCTCGTCAAATTCCCTTGTGTTCATGATGTTGAAAAGATCGAAAACTTTGAGACAGTTGAACTTTACGTTATCGTGTGTCTTCAATACTTGGTCGGGAGATCTCGTATCCTTCGCTGAGTTGATGACAAGAATATTCTTTCCGATGACTTTCAAGCGCTTAAGTCTCCGAATGAGTTCGGAGGTTTTACCAGAAAACATATTTCCCATAATAATCGACAAACCCATCCTAACTGATTATTATAATCTTGTATTTTTTATATGGTGGAACTTCACAAGGCAGTCTTCAATGGTCATGTTGGGTACTATAATCCCAGGACTGGCCGTGTCAGGTTTGGAAAATGTATCTACTCCAGCATAGGGGCGGCTATAAAATATCTCAAGCCAAAGTAAGATGCCTCTGAGTGATGCAGCCATCACCAAGAAGGTTGGACAACTGCGTAAATCCGAAGGTAAGATCTACGCACCCCTCAAATATTTCAGGGGACTCACCACCCCCAAGGAGGTTGAGACCCGCTATAAGAAGATGCTCAAGCGGGACTACAAAGGATTCAAGACGGATAAGGGACAGAAAACAAAGACCTCTTCCTACACGCAAAAGTTTAGAAAGATGTATCCGGGAGTCAAATCTCTCCCTGAAATTGCTAAGGCTACTGGTGTGCCTTTGAAGACCCTCAAGACGGTCTATAATAGGGGACTCGCCGCGTGGAGAACCGGGCATCGTCCGGGAGCCTCTCCACAGGCGTGGGGATACGCGAGAGTGCATAGTTTTGTAACTAAGGGGAAGACGTATTATACGGCGGATAAGGATTTGAGATAATTAAACCTATTTTCTAGTTTCACCTTACTAGGGTGAGAAGAACGTATATTATCTCTTGTTAAATTATCAACGATTCGTGATACTTTTATTTCTGGATTATCTTGATTTCGTAGTAATATCGAAAATTCCTTTGATTCACTTTTATTATTCATGTTATAAAAACCAAGCTTTGAATACCACTTATCGGAATGCTCGTCATCGGAGCGAGTGGTAATTATATAGTTATTAGTGTTCATGGAATTTAAAAGTTTCCACATTTTAGTTCCATAACCTTTTCTTTTTCGAGATTTATCCACAAGTATAAACAGTATCTCAATTTCTTCCTCTTCATGACAAATACAGTATGATAAAAATCCTACAGGTTTACGTGTTTCTAGAGGTCCAACTTCATACATTAACAGACCGTGATGATCATTTCTGTTTTTGTGAAGTTTAGATTGAAATGACAAACGGAAATTATTAATGATAGTAGGATCACTTGAAAATTTTACTGCCTTATCTGGATCCACCCCCCGCAATAACGCAGTATCTAATATAGCTTTTGACCATATGTCATTACTATCACATATAGAGGTACAAATATCATTAACATGGAAATTGTTGTGTACACTTAGATACTCTATATCTTTCATGTGTGTATCATTGTGAAAATCCACAACAACAATTTCTGTATTCATCTTTACTATCACATGCATATTAGCTTTATATTCATGTATGAGGGTGCATAGTTTGCCTCTAAAGACCCTCAAGACTGTGTACAATAGGGGACTCACTGCGTGGAGAACCGGGCATCGTCCGGGAGCCTCTCCACAGGCGTGGGGGTATGCTAGAGTTCATAGTTTCGTCACGAAGGGGAAGACGTACTACACAGCTGATGCCGATTTGAGAAAGTAACGGTCCGACGGATTCCACCAATCTAAAAATCTTGATTTTTCAGTAATAGACCAGTCCATAAGTTCTAATGCATTCCTATTAACATACCACCTCCCATTTTTTTTATGTGGTTGTAATGGTTCACAAATTTTAATACGATTATCTAAAATCCATTTATCAGAGATATAAATCTTTCCTATAGCGGACCTATAAGACTCTAGAGCTAATTTTATGGGAACTGCATTCATCGGGGCATTCTTCATCATATTAGAAATCTGTATCGCGTGATTTTTTAACACAGTATCTTCTACCATTTTCGGTGACGACGAACGTAGCATATCATTATATTCTTGGGAACCTGGATAACCCTGACTTATTGACATACCCCACTTTGATAATCCCATTTATATTTTAGCATCAATTATCTTTATATATGATCATGCTACAAAAGATCTGTGTTAAATACAAGCCTCTCCGCCGCCTCAACCACCTCTGCCATCTCGGCGAGCTCGGTGAGTCTATCCACCGGGAATACCTCACAGTTCCAGTGTCTCTTGTGTTCATTGATATGTTTCTGACTCTTTGTGTGGTAGTAGCAAAAGATAATCTTGGCACTCCCATTTTGCTCCACGTCATAGTCATTGTGAATCAGCTTCTTCACGAGTTCACCCACATACATGGCGCGATCCTCGAGGGAGGCGTCGGAGACGTCACACTTATCGGGGTTGACTCGGATCGTG